AAGAATATCTCAAACCCTTTAAAGAGGCTTGGGAAGAAGAGCAAGCCCTAAGAAAGTTTAGGAAGAGGTATACAGATACATGGGTTCCTGAGGGTGAAGGCTTAAGAAGAATAAAGGCTGAAGAGATAAGGGGAAGTATTTGGCCAAAAGTTGTAGGTGCGGGAGTAGGAACTGCAACTTTATTATGGCCTCAAGAGGAGGCAGAAGCCGCTCCTAAGATTGGACCTATCCCATATATTGTAGGCAAAAAACTTCTCAAAGACTTTCCTGCTCAAACTGTTATTCCACGAGCAGAAATTATAGAACGAGCCGGACCTTTCAAGGCTTCTTTTTATGAGCCATATGCAACTCAAAATGTTGGCCAACATGTAATTGACTCCCTTATAAAACGAGGAGTCCTGGAGAAAGTAGGAAGAGGACAATATAAGATTACAGGAGTGGAACCTCCAAAAGCAGGAGCCTATGCAGTAAAGAAAATGCTGGAGAAAGTAATTCCTGAACCAGAAAAAGAAAGGAAAATTCTTGAAGAGCTTCGAAACTTAGGTTATACAGAAGAGGAGATTGCTATAGGAGAAAAAAGAAAAACAGAAAGGGAAGCTCTTCTTCAAGTTCGGGAGAAGGCAAAAGAAGCCCCTTCCTTCTTAAGAGGAGGTCTCAAATTGCTTGCTTTTCTTCCTGAAGACCTTATATCCTTCTGGGAAAAAAAACTTGGATACAGAGTATTTAGAAGGGTTGTAACAGAAAAAGTTCCACCTTCCCTCTCTCCCGAAGAGCACCAAACTCTTGGCAAAAAGCTATATGAACAGATGCTTGAAATCAACCCTTCTTGGAGAGGAGTATTTGCATTTCCCCTGCCAAAAATAAGTTCTAGAAGCGAGTTTCTAAACCTTCCTGGTTCCGACCTTTCAGAAATAACGAGGGTGGCATCTAGGTATAGAGGAGCTGCAGAAGAAAGATTGGCCCAGGAAATAGAAGATATTGTTCGACCTCTTATACCCATAAATGTAGCAGATGCTCCTGCTCTTGAGTCCATAATGGCTGCTGTTAAAGAAGCTCTTAACTACCCTCCACATATGGAATCAAGAGTGCGCACCATGGTGGGCATTACTGCTTCTCGAATCGCCAGAGAAGCTGCATTAGGAAGAGCAGTAGAAACTGTTCTCAATCCAAAGGTCCCCTTTGAGGACTATTTATCTTCTCCTATTCAAGATGCCTATATTAGGCTCGCAAAATTGGCAGAATCAAGAGGAGGCACTTTAGAGCTAAAATCTCTCAAAAATACTCCCTTTGAAAGTCTTTATAGAAAGTATGGAGAAAAGTTAGGAACCCTAAGCAAAGGAACGGGCAAAGTTACATCAGAACAGCTTTATAAAGCTGCAGAAGCTTCTCCTAAAGAAGACTTCTTCCTTTCTCAAACTATGTGGGAGTATCCCTCTCAATCATTAGCAAAGGTTCCTCATGATATCTACCAAATAAACCTCAACCCTTTTAGACTTCCTGAAAAAGAGAAAGTTGCAAGATTTTACAAATCTGTCGTTCCTTCTACTGCTCACCCAAATCGAGAAGATGCTATGACTGTGGGATGGCTTAGAGTTGATAAATCTTCTACTCCAGACACCTGGATAATAGAAGAAGTGCAATCTGACCTTCTGGCTTTCTTAAATAGAGCAAAAAGAGGTGGAACTCTTGGGGGGTTAGTTTCTGGTCTTTCTCCTGAAACAATAAAAACTCTTTCAAAATGGGCAGAGGTAGGATTAAATAAAGTATTATCAGATGCCAGAGAAGCTGGCATAAAGAGGGTTGTCCTTCATACCCCCGAAAGTTTAAAGGTGAGAGGAGGAGCAGGTTTTGGAGAAAGAAAGCTCCACGAGCTCTACATTGACTTAGCAAAAAGCTTTGGATTCGATGTAGGAGAATTAAAGGCTTCCGATATTAGAGACTTAAATAGGAAGTTTGGAACTCTACCAGTTTATATGCGCGTTCCTTCTATTATTGCAACAGCAACAGCTGCAGCTACATTATGGCCTCAGGATGAATCAGAAGCATTTCCCAGAAGTTCTAAAGAGGTGAAATCTCTTCTCACCTCTGCTAAAATTACTAAAGTTCCTAAATCCATCCAAGAAAAATGGATGAAGCTTCCTACTCCTAAACCAGCTTCTCCAGAAATTTTAAAAGCAGAAAGGAGTTCAAGCCTTGAAACTCTTTTTGGTATGGAACTTTTAGGTAAAACTATCAAGGATGTCAAAAAGACTTCCCATCCTGGATGGAGACATATTGTTTTTGATGATGGCACTTACGTTCCCATAACTACAGAAGAACTTCGAACCCTTACAGCGCATGCAGGAGCCCAAGTCTATGCTGAAAAATTTGCTTCTACAAAAGGGAAAAAGGAGCTATACAACCAAGCTATTAAAAGTTTGGAAACCAGACTATCTCGTCTCCATCCAGATGATATTGCAGAAGAACTCTTATATGAAGCCAGAAGAGAACAACTAAAGAAGTGGGGTATCCAGCCTCTCAAAGAAGCTCTTGTTTCTTATGAAGGCACTCGTGTGAGAATGCCTCTTGAAAAAGCAAAGCTTTTAGAGAAGGAGGGAATTGTAAAGATTATTAAGACTTATTAAGAAATACACTTTAATTTATATCTTATTCAAAACTTGTCTTTTTCTTTGAAACATTTTAAAATTTAGAAAATGAGCAAAGAAGAAAGAAGAAAAAAAGTTCAATATTGGACCAAGCTCCTAAAGGAAGGAGAACTCTATAAAGAAAAATTCTCTTCCAAAAAAATGTGGAAAGACTATAGAGAATACTATAGAGGCAATTGGAGTAATGACATCATTCCTGTTAATAGAATCTTTTCTCATGGTAAAGCCCTTATTCCAAGAATCTACTTTAGGACTCCTGCTGTAACTGTTACAGCTACTCGTCCTGAATATGAATGGCATGCAAGAGTAGTTGAATTTGTGGATAACTATCTCATCAGAGAACTAAATCTCAAAAAAGCTATGAAACAATGTATTCTCTCAACTTATTTGACAGGAACAGGTGTTATAAAGCTTGGTTATGATTCTGAGTTTGGTTTCATTCCAAGACAAGCAGTTACAGAAGATACAGAAACTGTTACCCAAGTAGGAAGACAGACAGGTTCAAAAATTGAATACAGAGTTAATGTAAAGCCTGGGATGCCTTGGGCTATAAATGTTCTTCCTGATGATATCATCACTCCTTATGGATATAGAGACTTTGAAGCTTTTCCTTGGATAGCTCACAAAATCTTAAGACCTCTTGAAGATGTAAAAGAGGACCAAAAATATAAAAACACTAAAGACCTAAAAGGAGGATACATCTTCTCTTCTTTAGAAGATAAAGCAAAGATAGAGAGAGGAGAAGAAGCAAAGTTTGCACTTCTATATGAAATTAGAGATGTCAAAAATCGAAGAATCATAGTTATATGTGAAAACGAAGTGCTTTTAGATGAGGATGATGCTCTTCAAATAGAAGGGCTTCCTTATGAGTTTTTAATTTTTAATGAAGACCCAGAACACTTTTGGGGCATTTCAGATGTCACCATGGTAAAGGCCCAACAGCTTGAACTCAATGAAATTAGGACTCAAGCACACAAGCATAGAAAACTTTCTGCTATAAAATTCTTAGTGCAAAAAGGGGTCATCAAACTTACAGAGCTTGACAAGCTTCTCAGTTCTGATGTTGGTCCTGCAGTAGAAGTTGAAACAGATGCTATTAACCAAGCTGTTCAAGTTCTTCAGCCGCACATTCCACCTGACCTTACAACTGAAGCTCAAAATGTTCTTGCAGATATAAGAGAAACCTTAGGCCTTTCAAGAAACCAACTTGGAGAAGCAACTCCTCAACATGGTAAGACAGCTTATGAAACTGCAGTTGTTCAGCAAGCAGTAGAAATGAGAACAGATGAAAAGAGGGATGCTGCAGCAGACCTTCTTGTCAACATTATTCGTAAATGGAATCAATACATTTTTAAATATTGGACAGACGAAAGAGTAGCAAGGATAGTAGGTCCAGATGGTAGAGAGGCTTGGATAAAATATACAGGAGAAGAATTGAAGGCAGAATACACTATAAGGGTAGATGCAGATAGTGGTATACCTGTAACAAAAGACTTAAGACAGCAACAAGCTCTTAAGCTCTTCACGCTTCTCCAAAACCATCCTCTCATTAACCAAACTCAACTTATTAAGACTTTCTTAAGACAGTTTGAGTGGATTGACCCAACTACTCCTTATCTCCTTGGTAGTCCAGAAGCCGTTGGTAGCCCAGAAGCTTCTCCTGTTCTTTCTCTTCAAGAGATAGCTAAAAGAGGAGCTCCTCCTTCTTCTGAAGGAGTGAGGACTGATTATGCCCATTTATTTATATAAATGTCAAAACTGCAATGCAAAAAAAGAAATTGTCAAGCCTCTTAAAGACTTAGACAAAGAAGAGTTATGTTGCAATCTTCCTATGCAAAGAATTATTCCTCCTCTTACTATTAGGGATGACTCCTTAATAAGAGGATGGTGGGAGCATATAGCTCCAGAACCTATTTATATAGAAAGTAGGCAGCACTTAAGAGAAGTATGTAAAAAGTATGGTGTATATTCAAAATATTTAGAAAGTGGGTATAACAGATGAGAACTTCAAAAAATGAAAAGAAGCAAGTTATTATCATTATAAATGAGGATGGCCCTGAAACCTATTTTGAGGGAGAATGGAGAGGAAGGGATGTTAGAGCAGCAAACCTTGCTCTTCTAAAGGGCTACAAAAAAATGATAAAGGCGAAGAAAAGGGAGGTATAAACTATGGGCGACAAAGAACCTGAAGTTGACAAGAAAGATGAAGGAACTGGAGAAAAGGGAGAAAAGGACCTTGTTACTCTTTCCAGAAAGGACTATGAAGAGCTTCTTAATAAACTTTCCAGCATAGAGGCTCAAACTCAATTAGCCCTTTCTAAAAGAGAAGAAGTCTTAGAAGAAGAGAATTTAGAAAAAGAAAGAGGTGAAGAAGAAGGAGAAATAGACTTCTCTTCAATGTCTCAAAAGGATGTTGTAGACTTTGTAGCAGCTACATTCTTTCAGCCTCTTGCTGTAGCTCTTGAAACTATGAGAATTAAGAATGAAATTAGAGAAGTAGAAAGAGAGTATAAGGATGCTGAAATAAAGTTTAAGGATGTAAAAGATGAAGTTAAAGACCTCTGTCTAAAACATCCAAAGATGAGTGTTGAGGAAGCCTATTTACAAGTTGTGGCGACAAAGAAGAAGGATATCTTAAGAGGCGAACAGAAGAAAACTCAAGAGCCTCCTAAATCGGAGAAAGGAGGTATTTCTTCAGCAGCTGCAAAAAAGGAAGAGTCCTTTAAAACTATAAAGGAAGCAGCTATGAAGGCTTATGAAGAGCTTGTAAAGGAGTAAAAAATGCCAGAAACTTGGACCCAAGTAGTTGATGATTTATTTACTACAACCTGGGCCTATAGAAAGAAAGAAGCCATTCAGCAAGCTTTCTTAAAAACTCCTTTCTTCTTTTGGTTAAGAGAAAGAGGAAGATTTGAACCTGTATCTGGACATACAAGAATTGAAATTCCTCTTGAGTATGGTAACAATGATACTGTTAGATGGATTTCCAGAGGTTCTACAGTCCCTATGACAGATGTAGAGCTCTTTACCATGGCTTATGAGGATTGGAAGTATGTGGCAGTTTCCATTCTTAGGTATGGTGTTGATGACCAAAAGAACAAAGGAAAGGCTCGTATTATCAACTATGTAGATGCTAAACTACATGCAGCAGAAAGAGCCTTATATGAGGAGTTTGAGAGGGTAGCTTTTGCTGATGGTTCGGGTTCCAACGAACCAAATGGGCTCAGGAACCTTATAGCAAATGACCCGACGACAGGAGTTGTTCATGGGTTAAATAGAGCAACCTATGAGTGGTGGAGAAACCACTCAAAAGCCATTTCAGGTCCTGCAAGTGTGTATCTTGTATCAGACTTAAGGAACCTTATGAACACTATTACAAGATACTCTGGTATAGAACTTCAAGACCTCTTCCTCATTACCACTCAAGAAATCTTTGAGCTTTATGAAGAAGAGACTCTTGAATACAAACAGATTGTGAACCAGACTCTTGCAGACTTGTCTTTCCAAACTATAAACTTTAAGGGCAGACCCATATTATGGTCTCCATCAGCACCTGCAGGAAATGTATATGTCATAAATCCTGCCTATCTCAAGTTGGTAGTTGATGAAGACTATTTTATGGAAATGACAGAGTGGAAAGCTATACCTGACCAAGTAAACGATAGAGTTGCTCAAATTGTATGTGCTATGAATCTTGTTACTACAAGGCCCATAGCAGAAGGTGTATTAACGGGTGTAACTTCTTAAGGAATTAAGAAGGGAGGACAAATGGGAATAGGAGATTTTGTAGAACAGAAAAAGACCTTATTCAACCAAGGTCTTTACTCTCAAAGTTCTGAAGCTAAAGAAATGCTTGGAACTCTTAGAGAGCTTGAAGATGGAAGAGTGTTTGTATATGCAAGAGCAGGAGCCACCAACCTTGCAGCAGGAAAGCTGACTCAGTCTCCTGTGCAAGTAGCTAACCACTTAAACATTTCAGTAGCAGCTGCTGCTTCTGTTGGAAGTAGAAGAGTGTATGTAACTCTTGGAGCAACTGCAGCAGATGCTAATGCATACAAGGATGGCTACTTATATGTGAATAGTGGAGATGGAGCTGGTCTTGCATACAAGATTAGAGGACACGCTGCTATTTCTGCTTCGTCAAGTGGATATATAGAACTATATGATTCCATAAGAAAGGCTTTAACTACTTCTTCTAAATGCACCCTTGTGAAGAATCCTTTTAATGGAACAATAGTTCATCCTTCTCCTCCAACTGCTCCTCTTGTGGGAATTCCTCCTATTGATGTTGCAGCTAACTACTACTACTGGAGTCAAGTAAAAGGTTTAGCTGTTTGTCTGATAGATGGGACTCCTGCAATAGGAGATAATGTTGTTCCTTCCGATTCGGTGGATGGAGCAGTAGAAGCAGCCGTCAATACTGATGTGCGTCAAAGAGTTGGAACAGTTGTAAACACAGGAGTTGACGCAGAGTATAAAATGATAATGCTTGCTCTTCCAGGGTTCTAATTGTGGAAGGGTGAAGAGGAGAGGGGTAAACGGTAAAACGGCACCCTCTCTCCTCCTAAAACATAGGAGGATAAAATGGTTGTATCATTAGACTTTCCAAAAGCTCAAAGAATTTCCAGAGACTTTGGCATCCTTTCAGGAACTCTTGCTTTTAGCTCTTCCTATTCTACAGGAGGAGAAAGTGCTACAGACATTACCAAGTATTTTAAAGAGTGTAACAGAGTAGTTTGTGATGCCAAAGGAGGATACATATTTGAGTGGGATAAAACCAACAAGAAAATTAAAGTCTTGTATCCAAGGGCTGCGTCTTCACATACACACACTGAGAATACAGCAGCAACTTATACACAAAATGCTACTACTGCAAGTGCAAACATAGCAGCTGCTGCAGGAGCAGAGGTTCCAAATGGAACAGACTTATCTTCTCTAACAGGAGTTTCATTTATAGCTATAGGGAGGATAAGATGAAAGTTACAGACAAAACCATTGTAGCTCTTTCTATCACAGGGATTGTTATTCTCCAAGCTATTGCTCTAATAAAAGGTGTTGATGGAACTCTATATGGAATGTCTATTGCTGCCATTGCAGGTCTTGGAGGATATGCTATAAGAACCTTCATTATAAAGTGAGGAAGCTATGCCACTTAAAAAAGGAAAAAGCCAAAAGGCTTTTCAGGTCAACATAAAAGAGCTTATGCACAAATGGAAGAGAACAGGAAAAATAGGGACCTCTTCCCCTAAAACTTCTGAAGAAGCAAGAAGACAGGCTGTAGCTATTGCCTTTGCTACAAGGAGGGGAAAGTGAGTAAGAAGCTTTTAGAAGTTACTTTATTGAATGGGGTAACAGGAACTAATTCTGGAACTTGGGTAGACATAACTTCATGGAATAGACTTTCAGTTCATGTAAAGGGTATAGAAACAGCCACAGTCCAAATCCATGGAAGTTGTGAGCCTTCCAAGCCTTCAGATGCTACAGATGGTATAGTTTTAAGCTCCTTAACAGCTGATGGTATCTATTCTACAAATGCAAAATTGAAGTGGATAAAAGCTAAGGTTTCTTCCTATACTTCTGGAACTATATATGCTTATGCTGTAGGAGACTCTACTATATACGGTGTATAATATGACTTTTGGTGAATACAAAACCCAAATCAAAAGTATCATAGCAAGAGATAGTGCAGAAGCTGAAGAACAAATCAAATTCTTTTTTAACATAGCCCAAAAAATTGTTGCAAAGACTTCAGAATGGCAAGACCTTGAAGCTACTGCTACTCCTACTCTTTATGCTGACATTTCTTCTTACGACTTAACAGACCCCAACCTGGGCCTTCAACTTGTTAGACCAAGAAAGATATACAGTTGGGAGTTGCTTTCTACCTCTACACCCAGACATCTGACTTATATCACCCCCTTAAAGTGGGATACAGCTGTTAGACCTATTCTACAATCTGCCTCTACAGGTAAACCTATAGTCTATACCGTCTTCGGAAGAGTGGCTCATGTTTTTAAGGTTCCTGATGCAGATTATCCTACAGAAATCAAATACTACCAATATCCTACTCCTGTAGTAGATGATACTTCAGTTGTTCAACTTGAAAACTTTGAAGAGGCTCTTGTTGCTCTTACTTCAGGTCTTCTCTTCATGTCTTATGAAGAAATTGAAAGTGCATCCACCTGGTTAAAGCTTGCTACTTCAGCTTTGAAGCTTGATGCTATTCATGAAAATACTTTTCTAAACTTTAGACCTTTTGCCAAGGTGAAAGAAGCTAAAGCAATTAAAGCAGATTATTGGCTTGACCCATTTCAAAAAAGGAGTCCATAAATGGCAGATTGGGATGACACTTGGGTAAATACTCCAGAGGATACAGAACTAAGAAGATACGGGGCTCAAAGAATAAGAGAGACAAGAAATGCTGTGAGAAATGGTCTCTTAAATATGAAAGGCCCGTTAGGGTGGGATGAAAGTGGTGATGAGTATTTAAGAGTTCCAAGGCTAACTACAACTCAAAGAACAGCCCTGACAGCTACAAATGGTATGGTTGTATATGATACAACCTTGAATCTGTTTTGTAAATACGAAAATGGATTCTGGGCTCCTCTTGGGGTTGGACAGACTACTTCTGTAACTGCTGCATATACTGCTATACTTACAGACCATGCCATTGCTTGTAATGCATCTGCAGGAGCCTTTACAATTTCTCTTCCTACGGCAGTAGGAATAAATGGCAAAGAATATATTATCATAAAAACTGACTCTTCCTCAAATGCTGTTACAGTAGACCCTTCTGGGACGGAAACTATAGATGGTTTGACAGTATGGGTTCTGTATCAGCCTTATGAGTGGGTAATGATAAAGTCTAATGGAGCAAACTGGATTATAGTATCTTCTTCCAAACTGTATAATGTTGAGTGTTCGGTAAAGAAATCTGCTGCTCAGAGTATTCCTAATACAACATATACTATTATATCATGGGACACTGAAAATTATGACTTAATGAACATGCATGACAATACTACAAACAATTCAAGGATAACAATAACTTCATCAGTAGGAGCAGGACTATACAAAGTAATAGCAGGCATTAATCTTGCTACAGCTGTAACAAATGGTCAATTTATTATATGTTTATTAAAAAACGGTAAAACAGTCGCTTCTCACATGAACTATGGATATTCTTCTGCATGGATGGTAATAACTCAGGAGCTGTATCTTGATGTAAATGAATATATTGAAATTTCAGTATATCAAGGTAGTGGAGCAGCAGTAGATGCTACAACTTCTTCTTATTTTATTGTTAGAAAAGTTGGAGTAGTATGATGCCTACCTTATTAGCAAATACAAGAAGACAAAAAATTCTCTTTCCATCACCTTCAAGAGGTATAGATGTTTCCAAGGATGCAACCCTTTTAGATGCTGAATATGCTCCCTACATTCTTGGCTTTGAAGCCAGAAGACAAAGGCTTGTAAAGGATAGAGGATATAAGCCTCTTATGAACAAATATGTTAGTATACCTGATGAGGACAATCCTGTTGTAAGTATAGAAGATTATCCAAAACTTGATGGAACTGTAAATACTGTAATCTTCAGATGTAAAGATGCTTATAAAGTAAATGAAGCTTTGGGAACATACGAGAAGATAAATGATGAACCCTTTACAGGAGATATAGATGATAGATTTTCCAGTGTTGTAATGAATGACCTTCTCATTGCCTCAAATGGCATTGACAAAATTAAGAAGTGGAACGGAACAGGATTGATGCAAGACCTTGTAGGAGCCACTTCATATAGAGCAAAAAGTCTTGCTGTATTCTATAACTACCTCCTTCTCATCTATACTATAGAAAGTGGAAACCTCTGTCCTCATAGAATAAGATGGAGTGACACAGGTAATCCAGAGGTTTGGGATTCAGGAAATGCTGGTTTTGTAGATTTAAGTGACAGGCCTGATTTTCTTGTGACCTCTGAAGTATTAGGAAACTATCTTTACATTTATAAAGAAAGAAACATATATAGAGCTTTTTATGTAGGTTATCCTGCTATATTCAACTTTGAGCCTGTTATTGAAGGAGTTGGATTAGCTGCTGCTGCAACTCTTGTCTCTCTTGGAAATACTCATTTGTTTCTTGGATGGGATAATATATATGAATTTGATGGAAGAAGCTTATTTCCTATTGGAGACCCTGTAAGAGACATGCTTTATGGTGTAGGAGGTTCTTTGAATACAGCCTATATGCAAAGGTCTTTTGCTATATATGTTGAAGAGTTTGAAGAGTATTGGTTATTTACCCCTTCTACCACGGACCTTCCTGACCACTGTGTTAAGTTCAATACAAGAGAAAGAAGTTGGACAAAAAGACCTGCAGTGATAAGCTTTCCTTCTCCAGATACTAAAAGGTGGGTAGATTGGAATGGGTATTGGGCAGATGAAACAGATGATGAAGATTGGATAGAAAGATTAGGAGATAGAACTCTGGTTACAGCAGGGTATTGGACAAGGCAGCAAGAATCTTTGTGGCAAACCAATATTCAACCTTGGAATGAGGACCTTACAAGATGGAATGATAGGTTGACATTTGCAGGGGCTCCTCTAACGCTTTTTGGTTCAGACGATGGACAAGTGTTTGTAGATGATTTTGCTCTTTTCACAGACGATGGGTTGCCTGTTATTTCAGAATTCCAGACTAAAGACTTTGCCTTTCCTGGAGAAGCAGGCACTCTTAGCCAAACAAGATATATAAGAATGAGCTTTGTCTGCTCTGGGGTTAAAGTTCTTGTGTCCCATAGCCTGGATGGAGGACAAACTTGGTCTGAAGAAAAGGAATATGTTTTAACTTCTTTACCTAAAAGATACTACTACAATGAAATAAATCATACAAGTGAAAGGTGTAGGTTTAGGTTTAGGACTCAAGATAATTTTGAGTTTTATGAAGGAGTAGTGGAAGTTATTCCAAGAGTAAGAGCTTAATGGCAGAAGAAGAGAAAAAATATCAAGGTGTAGATGTTTTAGGAACATCAGACGAGCCTAACAAGCTTGTGTCTGACAAGATGGCGGGCAAATGGGAGAGGCATGTAAATTCCACCTTTAGAGACTTTCCTCACGAGTTGAGACCTGTTAATGTAAGCAGTCAAGACCCTACTATGAATAAATTGGTGTCTGATTACCTGATTTATCAAATACAGCAAACGAACGTAAATGCCGAAATTGTAGCAGCAAGAGGCAGTAGAGCTGTTCTGAATGATAGACTTTCAGAGTCTCTTGACTCTTATGGAACTTTAAGGTTGTTTAAGTTTATAAAGTTTCATGAAGCATATTCGTATACAGCTCAATATAAGGCGGATAATAGTTGGGCAGATTTGGATGGTATGAGTCTTACTATATCTGTTGCAGCAGGAGATACTTTATTAGTATGGACCCACGGTTGGTATGATGGTTTGGGTTTAGATGGGAAGTTTCCTGAATTTCGACTTCTTGAAGATGGGGCACAAATAGGCTTTCAAGCCTGTGGAGGAGGTCCTGGTATAACCTTGAATGGTTCTTGGAATATAGCAAGAATTAAGACTCCTACAGGAGGAAGTCATACATATAAAGTCCAATTTAGAGTTACTGGAAGTGGAGATATAAATGCAATGAATAGAAGTCTTATAGTTATCCAATTCAAAGGAGCACAATAATGAACTTTACTTTAATGAATAGCTGGCAACAATACGCACAAAGCCCTCTTCTTATCTCTTTTGATAAAAAGCTGTTCATTTTAGGAAGTGGTTATGGTGGAGACTTGAAGCTTAAGGTTAGAACTTATGATGAAGAAAAAAACCAATGGGATTATGAGTATGTAGTAGGTGGAGAAGGTTGGCATGACAAGATTATAGCTATTAACCCTGTAACAGGAGAGTCTTATTTGTGGTTAATGCATGAAAATGTGGGCCCCTATAGAAGAAAAGAAGGTTCCAAAGATTGGGCCATTGATGCTTATTGGGGTGGTGGAAACTATGGATTAGGACTATTTGGAGGGTATATTGTAGCTCACCATACAACAAACAGTGAAGAGCAAATATACTTCTATGACAGAAACAACGGAGGGTGGAGTAAAGTATTTGCTATCACTAAAACAGATGGAGGATTTTTTGCTCCTCTTGAAGACTTAATGATTTGTGTAGAAACGGATGGGAATATGTATGGGTTCAATAGGGCACATTTAACTACTCTTCATACAAACTTACCCTCAGGATGGAGTCATGCTATTCACTTTCAAGGCAGACTTATCTATGGAAAAGGAGGGAAAATATACCAAAAAAGAAAACTTCAGGTGCCTCCTGAATTGTTGACAAGTCCTGGAGGCACAAGCTTGTTTTTTGGTATAGCAAATGGAATACTTTATGCAGGTCAGGAAGGAGGCTCTTCTCTTTACAGCTGGAAAGGTCCTGGTTACTCTTGGGTAACAGAAGCTACTTTTGGAGGGGCTAAAGAGACCAGAGGAGTTGCTGAATATAGAGGAAGATTGTGGGTTGCTACTTTTGATGGAACCTATTGGAAAGTCTGGAGGTCTAATAATTCTGTTTTAAAGAGAAATGGCATTATTCTTAGTGTAGATTGGCCCGGAGATGCTAAACCAAACGATTCTGCATATTTTTGGAGTAGAGAAGTAGATGGAACACCAGACCACGATGAAATGACGGAGGAAGGGTTATGGATAAGCAATGTAGTCTCACAGGCTTATTGTGTATATAGAAAGAGCATTCAATGGTATAACGGAGAGGGATGGGTGGTTCAGTTAAAGGTTAAGGTCAATAATTCTGGAGATTTTTATGGTTCTAATAACTTCCAAATAGCTGATGGAAGATATTTTGAGAACTTCAATATTCTAAAGGATGGCTTTGGATTTGCAGGAGATGGGAATAGGTCCAAAGCTTCTCCTCATTTCTACTTTCATAATATGACAGATGGATTTCATGAACTTTGGATAGCAGGAAAAGGAAAAACCTTTAAAGTGTGGTTTAGAGATGCAGGTAGTTATGCATGGATAAAGGCTATAGAGTTTCAGCCAGATGTTAATAGTAATTTTGATGTATTTGCCGGGCACCAAGACCTTAGTTTTGGAGCGTATGGAAATACAGGCATTACTGACATGATTGTTGCTTATGTATCTCTTTCTGGTCCAGGTGTTGGAGCTTCTGAACCAGGAATAGGAGTAGAAACAGTAGGAGGAGGTGAATTTTTAGGATAAGATGCCTATTGATGAAACAAAACCTGCAGACACAGATTTAAAAAGTGCTTTACCTGCCCTTCTAAGAGGTATTTGGGCTCAACTTAATGGGTCTTATATTGAAGGACAATTTGTATTTCCTGTTCCGGGTTCTATCAGTGTAGGGACTGATGCTTCTATTAGAATCCCTGTAAGAGCTTCTAAGGGGCTTACCATTTTAGATGTTAAGGCATATGTAAAAGTAGCTCCTACAGGTTCGAGTATTATTGTAGATGTTAACAAAAATGACACAACCATATTTACAACACAAGCTAATAGACCAACCATTGCAGTAGGAGCCTATAGTAGTAGTGCCACAGTTCCAGATGTTACAGCTTTAAGTGCAGATGATATTTTAACTATAGATATTGACCAAGAAGACTCAGGTAAGGCTGCTATGAATCTTACCTTGAGTATAAGGTTTAAACAACTTTTGGTGATACCATGAACATAAAAAACTTTTTGAAAAGATTATTAGAACCACTAAATAATGAGAATGGTTGGTGGTATGCAGTAAGTGCTGCTATCAGTGCTCTTGGTTCCTACCTTAGTGCAAGCAAAGCTTCAAAACAAAAGACTCAAACTCAGCAGGAGTATGGTTGGCAGCAAACTCAGCTATATGACTATCTTAAGGATATTATGAAGAAATATGGGGGAGGATATGGAGCCCCTACAAAATATCCTGGAAAGTTGGCTATTGGTTGGACTCCTGAAGAACAGCAGTGGGCTGAATATGTTAAAGGGTATGCAAGGACAACTCCTGCTCATCAAGAAGCCTTGAAGAGGGCTCTTTCAGGGGAAGCTGTTTCTTTTGAGCAAACAAAGCCGTATTGGGACTATCTATGGAAAGAAGAAGTAGAACCAAGAACAAAAGCTGCTTATGCTGGTCCAGGCTATTGGGGTTCTGCAAGAGCTGAAGCTATTGCAAAGGCTGCAAGAGCTCAAGCAGCAGAACAAGCCAAGATGAAGTATCAGGCAGAAGAAGCTGCTCAGGAAAGAGCTCTTAAAGCTATTCCTTATTCTCTTCAAGAAGAGGCAAGAAAACAGGCAGTTGCAAATCTCCTTGGAGAAGTAGGAACAAAATCAAGAGAAATAGAGCAAGAACAACTTGCAGAAACTCTACAAAGATGGATGTGGGGTGAGGAAGTAGAAGGACAAAGAGCTTTCTGGTATTCGCCTTACTATCAGTGGATTATGCAGATGTTAGAGACACCTGCAAAGTTTCAAGAGTATCCAAGCTCGCTTAGGTCTACAATAGAAAGTGAAATTAATGAACTTATAAGCAAGTATGGAGGATAAAAATGCTTTTTTGGTGGAGAGATTTATTAAAAGAAGATACAAAAGGATGGGGAGAACCTTCCTATGGAGCTTCCTATAGGAAAAGAGGAAGGAGACCAACAATGACTCCTACTTTCCAAAGCTCTCGTAGACCTTCCTTCGGATTAGAGACCTGGGGAAGAGGTGTGCAACAAGCTGCTTGGGAAAGGGAATTGCAAGGAGAGTCTACTCCTTATACTCTTTCTGCACCAAAATATTCAAAAAAGTATAGCTTAACAGGTATAGACTATTCAAAGCTTTTCATGTAAACAGAAATGCCTTGGTGGGAAAAAATAAGACCAACTGAATTGTATCAAGCTCATCCAAGAGGAGGTTCTACAACTGTTCATTATACTCCTGGAATTAGTCCTGTTGGAGAAGCCTTTAAATCTCTTGGAGCAAGTATTGCTGAGTATCCTACATACCAAAGACAAACTCAAGCTGCAGAGCTTTCTAAACTTATTTCTCAAGCCAACCTATCTCAAGCTATTGAGGAGGCTTTTACAACTGCTCCTGAAGAACATAAACAAATAATGATGTCAAATCCTCATTTTCAAATGCTTGGAAAGACTTTCTATGAAGCAGGACTTCCTTGGGAACAGATTGAGGATAAAGAAGGAGTAAAGTATAGACCTCTTCCAAGTCAGAAAACTTTACAAACTCTTGAAGAAAAGGCTTGGTTAGCAAAGAGAAGAGCTCAAGAGGTTGGAATAGGAGAAACAACTCTTGCTAAAGGGAAGCTTGAGCTTCAGGAAGCCCAAAGGGTTGCAGAACTTAAGCAAAAGCTTTATGACCATATAGGTTCTACTCAAAGTCTTCCAAAACTTTACTATCTTCTTACAGGACATGAACTTCCTGGAGAATTTCTTTCTCCAGAAGATAGACAAAAAAGACTTGAGTGGGAAGAACTTGAAGCTCAAGCAAAAAGAACTATGACTCCTGAAGAAAGGGAAGCACATGAGTTAGATTTGGAGCTAAAAAAGGCTCAGATTCTCCATCATAGGGCTGCAGCAGCAAATTTTGCAGAAGAGAATAGAAGGGCTGCTGCACAGTTCAAGCTGCAGCTTCAAGAAAGGCTTGAGACTCATATAGATAAAAAAGTTGAAGCATATACCAAGAATTTTGATGATGTATATAAAGCCTATATTAAAGACATTACCAAACTTGGAGTTCAAGGCTCCATGAGAGCTAAACAGTTTGCTTCTGTAGCAATTGTTGGACATGCTGCTATGACAAATATCATGGCTACAGTTCCAGGAGACCCAAGAGCTGTAGCAATTGGAGCCCAAATTATAAGAGAAGCATTTGATATGACAGATGCAGGAGCAGATGCTGAACAGAAAAAACAGCTCTTTAAGATGGCTAAAAAGGAAGCTGAATATGTAGTAAATAGTCTTGTCGCATCTACTCCAAAAGGAAGTGTCGGGGACCAACTACTCTCCAGTCTTGTGAAAGAACTGGAAGCAAGGCTTGCTATACATGACCATGGGTTTGCAAAAGACAGGAATGGAAGAGTTACTATTGTTCCAATGGGGAGACAGGAAAGATGATGAGGAAAATATGGAGAGGAGAAGTTGAGCCTCTCCTAACTTCTCTTTTAAGAGGGAAGAGACAGTCTGCTCTGAAGAAAGAACCTATTACAAAAGAGCAGTATAAAGCTCTTCTCGAAAGACTGTTAGGAGAGAAAGAAGAGCTTTCTCCTTCTGCTATTGAAACCATTATGCAGTATTCTCCTCCTGTAGAAAAGGATTACGCTTCTTTGCTATACAAGGACCCTACTAAGGGCTACAGCATTCCTGTTTTTAAACCTTTGGAAGAAGCCAGAAGGTTAGCTTTTGAGCGTCCTGAAGAGTATACACCTTATAGAGTTAGAAGCCCTATAGATAGGTTATACAAAACCCCTGAAGGAGAGTGGGAGTATGAAAGAATGAAGCTTGGTCAGGTTTTTCCTCCAGGAGTGGAAAAGGCAGCTAAGGCTATGGCTGGAGGAGAACAAACTTATCTTTCTCCTATGTTAGTTCTTGCCTCAGAAGGAGATTGGGTATGGAGAAATGTTATTGGAGGAAGGAAGGGTATAGCAGGAAAGATATGGAAGAATATTTATGAAGCTTCCAAAACAAGAAAACAGTTTACAGATGAGAAAGATTATTTTGTCTCTACCTATATCAAATTTAAAACCACCCCTTCTGCAGTAACAGGAAAAGAAAGCAACTTTATGAAAACCTTTGTAGAGCCTGAAAGAACTAAATGGGAAGCTGAGCTCTTACAAAGTGTAAGCAAACCAGAGCTTCCTTCAACCTTAACAGAGGAGTATTTAAAATGAGACTTATAGAAGAACAGCAGCTTTTTATGCGTCTCCTCCCAAAGCTTCTAAACAAAGCCTTTGAGTTAGGATATGAAGTAACAGGAGGAGACTTATGGTCTAAACCAGAATATAATGCTCATAAACAAAACTCTTGTCATTATATAAGACTTGCTATAGACTTGAATCTGTTCAAAAATGGAATATTTCTTGCTACTTCTGATGCTCACAAACCTTTAGGAGAGTTTTGGGAGAGTCTACATCCTCTTTGTAGATGGGGAGGTAGATTTGGTGATGGAAACCATTATAGTATGGAATATGAAGGGAGGAAGTAAATGAGTATCATTTCTGAAGTCTTGTCTGGAGGAGCAGAAGGTCTTTTGAAAGGTATTGGGAGCCTTGCAAAGGATATTAGAACAGCTATAACAGGAGAAGACCCTACAAAGAAAGCTGAGATTGAAGCAAAACTTTTAGAGTTGGAGTTCATGGCTGAAAAGGCTCAAACTGATATTAATCTTGAGGAAGCTAAGCATCCTAACTTATTTGTAGCAGGTTGGAGACCCTTTATAGGATGGGTTTGTGGTCTTGGAGTCTTCTATCACTTCATCGGCTTCTCTTTGTTAGAGTGGGTTGTTAAAACCTTTCATTTAGATATTGTGCCTCCTACACTTAATACTGAAGGACTCATGAGTCTTGTTATAGCTCTTCTTGGGATGGGAGGGCTAAGAACCTTCGAAAAGGTAAAAGGAGTAGAAAGCAAACATTGATTATAAGATTTCTTCTTGTCTATCTCCTGGTCTTTTTCTTTGCTCTTGGCTTTAGAGGAGGATGTGAGTGTAATAACCATACTACTTCTCCAAACCATTTAGAGTCTAAGCCTGAAAGAGTAAAGGCCATATCTCCCAACTATTGTTTGCTTGCTTCTACAAACTTTAAGAATTTTATTGATATGGTAGCTAAGTATAAGGCTAATGCTTTAAAAATCTTTAACTATTGTGGATGGGATATTCAATATTACCCATGGTCGGGGAGCATGGACAATCTTTTATGGGAGAGATTAGAAAATTTAAGGACTTTTATAGATTATGCAAACGCTAAGGGTATTTGGGTAATATTAACTATGTTTCAGGATAATGCAGGAGGCGGAACGGAAGATATTCTTTCAAAAGACAAAAACATGTTAGCAAAGTATATACAAGGAATTGTAGAAGCCACAAAAGGTAGAATGGTTATCTATGAAACTTCCAATGAAATTGCTAATACAGATTTTCAAAAATGGGTTTTGAATGAACTTAAAAAGTATGAAGTTATAACTGCTTCTTACCAAGAAGATATTGGAGCAGATTATGTAATTTATCATACCCTTAGTCAAGTTTATATAGGAGGAGGAAGAGTTCATTCAAATGATGTGGCGGGATATCCTTCATATTATACTTTTGAAGGGTATAAGAATATTATAGATAGTGGTGGCAGTTTTGAGTTTCTTACTTATTGGGATGATAAAGGGAATCAACTAAAGACTCCAGAAGCTCAAGAATCTTTTTATGGAGAAGTGTTGAGGTATTTGCAAAATGTCCCTTGAAGCATGGTATAGTAATCTGCCTGAAACGGAAGAAGGAACTCCTTCTCCAAAAGGAGCTTTCACTCAAACAGGAGAGTGGTATAGTAATCTTCCTCTTCACATGGAGGAGGAGAAGGCAGAAGAACCTCCTCTTCCTTCAAGAAAAAGACCTATACCTTCTTCTTTTATAGGACAGGCTGTTTATCCTATTCAGAGAGCGTGGGATATTTATTCAAAAGGGGCAGCTGATTGGTGGAAAGCCTTGAAAGGAGCTTATAAAGAACCTTCTATAGGTTCTATAGCAGCAGCTGCATTAGAAACAGCTTTTGCTCCTTTTCTTCCTTTGGAAGCTGCTGCAAAAGGTATAGTAGCTGAACCAGTTGGAGGACTTTTGAGGCAGGTTGGTCCTGTTGAAGCTCTTGAACAAGTATATAAGAAGTATGCTGGTCAGGAGAAAAGCCTCACAGAAGATGTTCTTGAAAATCTTACTTATTTTGCCATGCCTGGAGTGAGAACTTTAGGGAAAATGGCGGGTTTAGTAAAGGAACCCCTAACAAAATTCCCTAAAGGCACTTTTGCTTCTCTTCCAAAACCTGCAGGGCAAACTCTTGGAGAACTTGACCCTTTGAGGCAGTCTATAGTAAAGAGTCTTAAATGGCTTGGAGATAGACCTCTTCCTATCCCAGACCATTGGAAAGATGTTTTGAATGCTTCAAACCTTAGGGAACTTATTATTCCTGCTTCTGAGAGAATGTCATGGACAGATAAGATGGCTTTCTGGAGCACAAAAGTAGCTACATCTACAGCAAGAAAAGATTTAGCTAAAATGGCAAAGAAAGCACTGGACGAGTTAGGTCCTACAGAAAGATTAGGAGTAGCTGCCTATATAAAGACAGGAGAGCTCCCAAAAGCTATGACTTTAGAAGCTAAAGAGAAAGTTTTGGAAGCTGTGAAGCCTTGGGAGGATATGATAACAAAAAGAACAGCCAAACTAAAGCCTGCTTATGAAGAGGTGTATAAAGAAAAGCTTGCACAGGAAGCTTCAAGGCTTTTTCCTGCTTTACAGGATAAGGATGTGGCATTCAGGCAAATTTTGAGAATGCAAGGAAGAGAAATGCTAACTGACCCAAAACAGACTAAAGAGTTTCTTACCAAAGCCTTAGAAAATCCTTTGGTTTCAGAAGAAACAAAATCTGTCTTAAGAGACCTTTACAATCTTCCTGATATGATGGTTGATGAGGTTTGGAACGCTACAAGAAGAGCCAATGAAGCTGTTCTTATAGCAAAGATAAGAGCAAGAAAAGGAGCTGTTTCAACAACTCCAAAGGAAGGGTATCTACCTTCAAAACATCCTTCTCTTAAAGGCTTGTATGTAGAACATGATATTGAAAGAGGATTAAGAGAGTTGCAAGATGTTTCAAGACTCTCAAGAAGTTGGTATCAAAAGTTCTTCTTAACTCCTTGGAAGATTACAAAAGTAGTAGCAAGAGCTCCAACATTGTTTAGAAATATATTTGGTAATATTATTTTAAACGATGTAGGAGGTCCTTATCCTCTTCCATTTTATAGAGTAGATGTATACACAAGGGCCTTGAAGGACTTGACTCAAAGAGGACCTGCTGCAAGGGCTTTAGAAGAGTTAGCAGGTGTAGATACTACTTTTACACAAGCAGAGCTTCTTCCTTACTTGAAAATGTTAAGATATGGACACAACATGTTTGATGTTCTTCTACACGGATTCTATAAGATATCTGAACCATTTATGAGAATGTATCAAGCAAGCGAAGTATGGGCAAAAGCTGCAAAATATCTTTGGAATAAAGAACATGGAATGTCAGATATAGATGCTGTTTTAGATGCTATAAAAACTACTTTTGATTATGGAGATGTTACAGTTTTTACTAAGAGGGTAAGAGAAACTGCTTTACCATTCTTTACTTGGCAATCTAAGTCCTTGCCCTTCTGGATAGAATCTACTATAAAACATCCTGTGAGAACTACAAAATGGGCTTTGATACCTGCATTAATAACTCATGAAGCTATAAAGAGGTTAGGGTTAACAGAAGAGGAGTGGCAGGATATAAATAAAGCCTTGCCTGATTATATGCAAAAAGGCTGGTTCATGTTAATGCCATGGAGAGATGAAAAAGGTCAAATATATTTTATGAACTTGACTTTCATTCTTCCTGGTGTAGGGGACTTTGCAGAAGTGGGAAGTAAGTTTAGTTTAGACCCTGGAGAGCTTACTAAGAATTTTTGGCAGAATCCTGCATATCAAATGGCAGCTGCTATCCTCTCCAAGAGGAAAGCTTCTGGGGCTCGTCTATATTTTGATTGGGAGGCCCCAGATGTCAAACTCTCCAAAACCTTGGCATACATTTGGGAGCAGATGGCCTTCCCTTGGTTGCCTGGAGGTGTAGATGCAAAAGCTTTGTGGAGAACATATAGAGATGAGCCTAACGCTCCATCTATTGGAGCAGCAATTGCCTCACAGTTTGGCTTCAAAATGATTCCAGCAAATGTAGAAGAGCTTTTAGCTAATAAAGCTTTAAAGGAGCAGAGGATGAGAAGAGAGGCTATGGAAGAAATGAGGATGGAGTTAAGAAGAGCTGTTTCTGAGGAAGAAAGAGAAAGCATTATTAATAGATATCAAAAAATCCTTTCTTCTATGGAAGAAGAAGAATAAGTTATTTGAGATGAAGAACCTTATGAAGCTGAACTTGCAACCTTATAGGAACTTTTTTCATAAGTCTTAACAACTCTTCTCCAGAAATTTTAGAAGGTAGAACTGGAGATAGCAAAACATAGACACCCTTCTTAGGAGGATGCTTTTCCAAAAACTCTTCAACAAACTTTAGGTCTGAAGAATTTGCAACTACAAATTTTAAAGTGTCTCCTACCTTCAAAAAGGACAAGTTAGAAAGAAGAAAAGACTTTTCTTCTCCACTTGAAGGAGGCTTAACATCTACAATATTATAAACTCCATAAGGAACCTTCTCTAAGTTTAAACTTCCATTGGTTTCTAAAAGAGTAGTATAGTCTCTGCTTAATTCCTCAAGAAGAGGAATAGTAGCTTTTTGTATTAGAGGTTCACCTCCTGTAACTTCTACAATCTTAGGACGGAATTTTCTCGTCATTTTCAAAAGAGTTTCTAAGGTATAAACCTTATATGAACCATTAATAGCATATCTTGTATCACACCACTTGCACCTTAAATTACATCCGTGCAATCTTATAAAAGTGCACAAATAACCTTGGTATGGTCCTTCTCCTTGAACACTTTCAAATACTTCTACAACTCTTAACTTTTCCATATCTACCTCCTTAATAGTGGGTCTTCTACCCCGACTTCTCTGAAGCCTTTAGCTCTTAATAAACAAGCATGACATTTTCCGCAGGGAGGATACACCCCTTTGTAACAAGTATGAGAATATTTCAAAGCTTCCATACAGCCAGGTAGACTCAAAGCAAGTTTTACTGTTTCAGCTTTGGACATGTAGATTAAAGGAGTATGAATATAAAAGTCAGCCTTTCCAAGACCTGTTCTAAGGGCTTGAGTCATATTGTGTATGAATTCAGGTCTACAATCTGGATATCCTCCATAATCAACGGCACTTACTCCTATTACAATATGGTCAATTCCTTTTGCAACTGCTCTATTTGCAGCTAACACAAGAAACAATATGTTCCTTCCGGGGATGAAAGTAGGTTCAATCCCTCCTGGAAGATGCTCTACAGAAGCATAAGTCTTTACCTCTTCCCTAGGGTTTATAAGAGGACTTGTTCCTCTTAAAATTGCACCTATTTTAAGCACTTCATGTGTTTCAACTTCAGCAAGAGAGGCAATCTTATTGGCTGCTTCTACTTCAAGTGAATGTCTCTGTCCATACAAAATAGTTAGAGAATGCACCTTTTCAAAATTTTGTTTTGCCCAATATAGAGCAGTTGTAGAATCCTGCCCTCCACTTAAACAAACTAAAGCATCCATTTCTACCTCCTTATTCCTTATTGATTTCTATTCTCATCACTTCTTGTGTTTATTATACATGCTCACTACTCTAAAGTAATTATCTCTCCATCTTGCTGCTGCTTTTTGCCATTCTTCTGTTTGTTTAGTCCAATCTCCCTCGCTAACATTAGCCAATACCACCCATAACATCTCTGCAGCATCTCTGATTTCTCTATCCAAATCTCTTTCTTCTGACATTTTTACCTCCTTAGTTTAAATTTTCCTTCTTCCCACACAACCTTCTTAGTTCTTAAGAGAAGTCTAACAACCTCGTCATACTCTGAAGGCCTTGAAAGTTGAGGCCATACAATCTCGAGAAGTTTTGCATCTTCTATTTCTTCTTCAAATTCTACAATCTCGAGAACCTTTTGAACAATCCTCATCTTTGGCTCCATAGAAATATAGTCAATAATTCTTAGAACATCTTCTTCAATAGAGCTGTAGATATCTATAGCATCTTTAAAGGTTTGAGCTTCCATCTCTAAGGAATAGTTGTAAGATAGCTGCAAGATGATTGCAAGTCTAAGAATATGGTCTTGCTTTCTTTCTAAATACTCAGCTTTAGGACCTGGAGGCACAGAAGGAAGATTCATATACCAATCTTCATACAACTTACTACATTCAGAAGTCATTCTCATTTCTCCTTCAACTTTTGCAATCTTAACTATCTCCTCCAACACCTTCTTCCTTAATTCTGGATTGTCAGGGTTAGGTTTTGTTCTTTTTTCCCATCCTGGAGGAAGAGGAACAAGAAGAAGTCTTGAAAGGAATCCTATTTGGGAAGCATTTCTTGGAAGAATATCATTCATCCAGTCAGGAGTTGAAGCTGCTAAAAGACTTATACATACATCATATAATCTTTGGTCTCCTCTCAAAATTGTATCACTTTCCCATTCATCTGGACAATCATAAATATCAGTCAAAAATATAGGAAGACCTACAAGATACTTCTCTTTACCAAGAAGGGTTCCAAATTCTGAACTGTAGATAAGTCCTTGGGCCTTTTTCCTTATAACAGAAATAGTAGTTGGGTCAGTTCCTTTTGTAACTTCTGGAGTAATAAGAGGAGAAGATAAACTTTTTGCTAAAGCTTCAGGAGTAGTCTTGGCTGCTAAAAACCTTGGCTGAAGGTTCGGAGGAAGCTCAAGAAGAAGCTCTTTAACTCCTCTTAAACAGGAGCTCTTGTTACCCTTTCCTTGTGGTCCTAAAAGAACTATCCAAGGATTTGGGAAGAGAAGAGGAATGAGTTTTGGGCTTCCTCTTTGAATCCAAACCTTTCTCTTTATTACAGCTCCAATACCTCCTGCAAGGGCAAAGAATCCATACCTTGAGCAGTATTGAACATTCACCTCTTTTAGGTAGTTGTAGTAGATTCTAAATACTCCCTTAGAAGGGATGTATTTTTCAATTGCATCTTCTATCATTACACACCTTTCGAAGAAGAGCTATGTTTCTGTATACTAAACTCTTTTGGGCTGGAGAGAGTTCCCAGTAAGAAGACCACTTTCCTAAACCTCTTGGACACTCTTCAAGTTTATAACCAAAATAAGCAGCTTTTATAGGTTTAACAGTATCAAGAGACAAGAGGTCTTTCATAGGCCAAGTTCTTATCTCATCTAAATGCCTAAGACCTAACATGTGGTGCCATCTCCTAACAAACTTGTGTCCATAGGTTTTGAGAAAGGTGGGTCTGTCATTTAAAAAAGATAGACCAATGGGACCATCAAATTTGAAATGATTGACCATAAACTCGTAACATTGCCACCATTCTTCAAGAGTTTGGCCTTGAGGAATAACTCCTACTCTATAAGGAGTGCCTTTTGAAATCTCAAGAAACTCTTGAGTTAAATCTATAGTTGCATTCATGAAGAAAAGTTGGTCAGGAGCAAATACTACATCTGCTTGGATTTCCAAAGCTATCTCTTTAAAGGTCTTGCCGTCAAGGGGTCTATTTTCTTCATACATACCATTATCTAATATGATAAGTTTCTTTTCTTGAGTCTTAAGAGTCTTGTAAAAATTCAGATAGCAAGAGTTCTTTAGACACTCTGTAGCAATTACAAAACTTATATCTGTTAGTTGCTCAACCTCTCGTGCAAAATCCCAGTCTGAAGTTGGAACTTCCATACTTATTAGCATTTCAGAACCTCCCCTATAATTCGGATGTTATGAAAAGCTAACTCCAGTTGGGAAGCTGTAAGAGAAGTATCCCAGCTTATTGGATACAACTTCTTGGGCCTTCTCTCTCTTTCTTCCAAATCAATACCTAAAATAGCTGCTTGGAAGGGTATAGCTGTTATAAGCGCTTTGGGTGGAAGTCTTCTTAGTTCGTCCAAATTCTTAAACTCAAAGAAGTAATACTTCTTAGAAGTTTGAGGAGTGAGAAGAAGAGTTCTTAAAGAGTTCCAATGTAGAGCCACATTAGGAAAGCAAGCTTCTAAAACCTTTAGTCTTGTTTTTCCTTGAACCCATACAGGAATCTCCTCACCTCCTTTGAGAAGGAAGAAAAGGGTTTTTGGTTTAGATTCTTTTCTCAATTCTTCAGGAATTGTCCATACTTCTGTTTTACCTAAAGGAGGCCAATCAGAATATTTGGCTACTCCTTTTACACCCTTTATTTCTAAAACTTCATCTACATAAGAATAGGGAGATATTATTATCATCTAACTTACCTCCTTCCAATTTTTTCCTATCTTTGCTTCTACAGGAAACCTCTCCATTAGTTCAGGGCTTGAGGTTTCCATGATTTCTTTGAACCTTTCAAACCTTTTCTCGTCCATTTCTTCTTCACAAACCAGTTGGTCATGTGTATTTATTACAATATGGAACCCTTCTTCTTCGAGTCTAAAAGCCGCATTCCACACAACATCTATAGCTGTTCCTTGAACAGGAGCATTCATAGCTTGAGGAAGTCTTTCTGCATATCTTTTTCTACCATAAAAAGTTTCTACATATCCACGGTCTTCAAAAAACTTTGGAATAGTTTCTCTAAAATGTTTATGAAGGTTTGTGAACCTTTTGAGCACAGCCATTTGCCACTTCTCAGCTATCTCTTTAGAAACCTGAAACTCTTGTGCAATATCTTTGGGACCTCTCCCATAAAAAGTTCCAAACACTACAGCCTTTGCTCTTAGTCTGGCCTGAGTTTCTCCATAAAGTTCTGTAAGAGGATATACTTCATCAATCCACTCTCTTACTTCATTGTGAATATCTTTTCCGCTTTTTAAAATCTTTAACATTCCCTCGTCCTTAGCCAAGAGAGCTGCTATCCACACTTCCAAACTTTTATAGTCTCCTCCAAAGAACACTTTGCCTTCTTCAGGAATAAAGATATCTCTCATATGTTTAGGAACATTTTGAATATTTGGATTTTTGCATGCCCATCTTCCAGTTTCTGTGCCTGTGGGTTTCCAGTCTGGATGGACCCTTCCGTCTTCTCCAATTCTTTTATAAACTCCTTCACAATAAGTGCTTGCAAGTTTACTTAGCTCTCTGTAAGAGAGGAGTTGGTTTAAGGCTTGTTTTTCTGGAAACTCTCCTACACACTTACGAAGAATGTCTGTAAGAACTTCTTCATCTACACTTAACTGCTTTTTTCCTTTTCTTGCACTTATAGGAATAGGAAAGTTAAGAGTCTCAAAGAGAAGTTTGGAGACTTGTTTAGGAGAAGAAATGTCTACACCATATTGCTGAGAGAACTGAGTTTCTAAAGTTTCGATTTGAGGAAGAAGCTGAGCATAATGAAGAGTTAAAACATCCTTATCAACTTTTATGCCTCTTATTTTCATTTTTATAGCTAACTCATCTTCTTTCAACATTCTTTGCATCAATTCTTTTTTTACATAAGGGAATTGCATAAGAGCACTTCTTAAGGTAACATCAGCATCTTTACAGTTAACTATAGATAGTTGAGTTGCATACATTTTTTCTGTTTTGTAAGGAGGAAAGTTGGTGTATAGAGTTCTTAAAAAGTTTAAGCGCTTTGGAAGAGAAGAGTCAATAAGATACATACCATCAAGAGTATCCCATACAGAAGAAACATCTATGTTCCATTTAACCTTAATAAAGGTTTTATCAAACAAGCCATGATGGAAGATGAAGTTTTTGTGTTGACTCAAAAAGGTTTGGATTTGAGAAAGATGATAGCGAAGGTATGACCCACCAAATTGATAAACTTTTCCAGGAGCAACACAAAAAGCTATGCCTATAATATCATCCTTCAAAGGGTCTAAACCTCCTCCTCTTTCTTCATCTTCTTCTTCTTTTCTTTTTGTAGTTTCAATATCAACAGCTACAAGAGTTTCTGGGTCTAAAAAAGAGAAAGGCCACTCAGGGGGGTCAATAATATACTCAACTTCTTCATCTCCACTTTGTGGAATACAAACTTCTCCTTTAGCTTTTAAGAGGTCCCAGACTACTACTTGGAACATGTTTCTATTCTGCATCAAATACCTTGGATGGTAGGTTATTAATACTTTTCCTATTTTAAGACCTCTCCAATCTGAGATAGGATGCAAGTCTTTACCTGTAAGAGAAGTTGCAGCTGTTTCTCCTAAAGCTATAATAGTTTTAGGTTTGACTTTTTCAATCTCCTCTTCTAAAAAGGGCTTACACGCTAAGATTTCATCTTCTTCAGGAGTCCTATTATTAGGAGGCCTACACTTAACTATATTTGTAATATATACATCTTTCCTAAAGAGACCTGCATGATACAAAAGAGCATTTAAAATCCTTCCGGAACCTCCTACAAAAGGTTCTCCTTTTTCATCTTCTTCTTGACCAGGAGCTTCACCAACAAACATAAGGTCATTTGGGTAAGGACCTACTCCTAAGACAATATTCTTCCTATGAAGAGAGAGTCTGCATTTGTGGCAATCAAAGGATGTTTGCATAATAGGCCCTCTTAAGAATTTCACAATAATGGATAATTTTCTCCAAGTCTCTTATGGAGAGAGGCTTGTTAAGTTCTCTTCTGTTTCTAAAGGCATATTTCATAATATTGGCAAGAGCAAAGTCTCTTAACATATCTCCTGCCTCAAAAAGGTCTAAAGGTTCTACACCTTTTTTAGTTTTGTAAGCTTCATTTCCTTTTTCTTCTTTTTTCATGTTTTTCCTCCTTTCCCATGAACTAAAGACATAAACTCATTTCTTGCATCCCCTTGTTCTAAGAAGACGCCTTTCAGGCAAGTAGTTACTATAGTAGCTGGGCTTGTTACACCTCTTGCCCTTAAGCAAAGATGTTCCCCAACAACATGGACTGCAACTCCTTTAGGCTTTAAAGCTTCCCAAAGACCAGATGCAATGGAGTCTGTTACTTCCTCTTGTAACATTAAGCCTCTACAAAAGTAGTCTGCTATTCTTGCCAATTTGCTTAGTCCAACAAGTAGACCATTTGGAATGTAGGCTACATCAATAGTTAGTTCCACCCTTTCAAGGTGATGGGGACATCTTGTCCATGACTTATGACCTAACATAGTAACCATAGAAGTGTAGTTTGAGGGGAAGACTTTAAAGAGATTTTTTTCAGCTTTTCCTTTATCTAATTCTTTAATAAGGATTTTTGCTACTCTTTTAGGGGTCTCTTTAAGGTCTTCATTTTTTAAGTCATAGTTGAGAGTTTGAAGAATTTCTTTAACAGATTTTGTGATAAGTGTAAGCTTTTTTTGTTTAGTCTTGGAGTATGGCATATCCTCCTTCTCCTTCTCTTAATTGAAGAGTAAGTTTGAAAGAAGAAAGAAGTTTGGAATTAGAAAGGGCTTTTCTTATCCATAACAAAATGTTTTCACAAGTAGGTTTATAAATGAAAGTGTTTAGACTGTTATGGTCTAAAAGACGAATAGCCTCTTCTACTTCCTTAGCAAGAACCGCAAAGTCAAGAACCATACCAGTGTCCTCATTAAGTTCTCCTTCTACTTCTACTGTAAGGGTCCAAGTGTGACCGTGCATCCATCTGCATTTTCCTTTGTAATCTGGAAGATAATGTGCTGAGTCGAACTTAAAACATTTGCCTATTTTCATTTTCATTTTTCCTCCTTAAGAAGGAAGGTGAGCAGGAACCTTTGTGGGAGGGTGAAAGGAGGTAGGAGTTCCCACTCACCTTTGTTGGGTTTATACTGCTCGTCTTACTTCTCTAACCTCTGACCTCTTTCTTCCATCAGGTCCTGTCCCTTCTTGTATCCTAACAAGAACTTCACCTTGAAGAAGATGAGAAGTTAAAAGGTTGATAAGCTCATCAACCTCATATTCACCTTCTGGAATGTCCTTCCCATGAACAGCCCTAAAGAAAGAGTTTGACCACCAAAGACTTTCTTCTGTCATGGTTAGATTGGTAAAGACTTTCCTTCCTACTGTAGAGACATTTGGGTCAGGGCTTTCAGTTAAAAGAGTTAACTCTAAGCCAATAAGAGGGTGCCCTTTTTCTGAAGTCCTAACCTTGTAACCTGTTATGCTTGCCCTGTATACTCCATCTGGAATTGGAGAATACCCAAGGTCCTTTGGAACAGCAATTTTCATAATTTTTCACCTCCTTTCTTTTAAAGATTATGGTGCATAATGAGGAGTCTTCTCTCCTCTCTTCTCAAAGTGTCTAACTCTTGCTCCTTTTTGAGAATCTCAGAAGCAAGGTGTTCAAGAATTTGTGCAGATGCATATTTGGCATCCCTTCTAACTTTGAGAAGTCTTTCCATTTCTTTCCTCTCTTTAAACATAAACTCACCTCCTTTCTTCTTTAGAATGGAGAAGAGGGTCAAAAACATGGATATCTGTCTCAACATCCTTTGGAAGAAGACCAGACCTATCCTTTCCTATCCATACTTCATCAGGAGTAAAGGAGATTCTGTAAACGACAGTCTTTTTCATATTACTATCATATCCTGCTCTTGCATATAACCTCCCTACAACATCACAAGCTTGAGGGAGTTCTATAGCTAATTTCCCTGGAAGGTTTGGTCCTCCATATATCCTTCCAACGACTTCATCCTTTGTAATACTTTCTGTAGCAGTAAAGATAATGTGACAGTTTTCTATTTCTCCTATACCCATAACCAAGCTTCTAACTCTTTGAGCATTGAGATTCCAATCATCGAATCTTGGAACTTCTTTTCCTACTACAGTAAGTATGTCATCCATAACCCATCTTTGCAAATAGGATAGAGAATCAACAACAAGAGTTTTGAATTCTTGACCTGCAAGTTTTCTAAGTTCTGGAAGAAGATTAACCATTTGTTTGTAAGAGTTGACTCTAATGACTTTAGGAGAAAATTTGAGAGCACTTAGTGCACCTCCTTCTTTTCCTGGGTCACATGCAAGAATTAGAGGGTCTGGAAACTGAGCACTTAAATAAGTCTTACCTACTCCAGATGCCCCATAAAAGAGAAATATCCAATATCTTTCCTCTTCCTTAGAGAGGACTTTCCATGGTTTGGATTCCATTTTTCACCTCCTTTCTTTTTATTCATGTATATCAAACCAGAGAATGTAACATACATATGCAACTAAAGCAAAAGCTATAATATGTAAAATAGTGTTTGTCATGTCTCCTCCTTTTCCTTTTAAAGGAATAAGTGTTCATCTGGGTCTTTTTGTATATACCAAGAATTCTTCACCTCTTCTTCATACTCTTTTTTAGGAGAAAGAGAATAACAAAGAGGAGTATAGATACATTCCTTTCCCCAAGAGAAACAATTGGTAAGATTTCTTACAAAGAAGTTGTTATGCATGATAAAAGCAAGAAATGAGCAAGCTTCTTTTACAAATTTTTCTGCAAGAGTAAGTCTTTCAAGTGAAAGAGGAATCTCTTCTACATACAAATTAGGTATCTTAGTCTTCGTAAGAATAAAAGCCACAACTCCTTCAGGTTTTTCATTAGTTTGTTTCATGTAAGTTAAAGCATATACAGCTGTTTGTAAGTCTCTGTGGAAGAGAGTCTGTAAAGAAGGTCCATAGCCACTTGTAGTTTTGGTCTCTCCAATCCATAATTCTTTGTCCTTCTTTAAGAGAATATCAACTTTACTATACCAAACATATTCTTCTCTCATTAAGTTTAATGGAGAAAAGGAGTATAGTTGTTCTGTTCCTACAACCTCATAAGTATTTGGGAAGTTGGTGTTAAGTGTAGAAGCTAAGGAAGATACTAAAGTCTTTTCCTCTTCATTTGGGAGACTGTCTATAGCCTCTTCTACACCAGGAACAAGATAATGGTTGGTTTGATACATTTCATTTTCTTTCCTCTTAGGAAGAAGAAGTTGCTGAACTTTGTGCAAAGCTCTTCCTACTCTTAAATAAGATGGTTCTTCTTTAGGAGCAAGAAAATCTATGTATTTATACTTGAATAGTCTTGGACATTTATATAAATCATTAACCTTACTTAGATAGAGTTTCATTGTATGCTTTTACCTCCTCATCTGTCCAAATTTTCAAATGGAACTCTTCCTCTAACCAACTCTTTACAAGAGTATGATTAGGATGATTTACATCTTTAGCAATAGCAAACAATACCTTTCTAATAAGGGAAGAGTTGTTAAACAAGTTTCTTGTCAATTTAACTCCTTTTATTTTTATGTCTTCTTTCATCTTTTTTTCTAAAAACTCTAAAGAGTAAACTCAAAGCACAAAAAGGAAGAAAAAGAGTGAGAATGGTAAGAACCGTGGCCTTCATTTTATTTCTCCTTCTTTAGGGTTTAAAAACCAAACCTCAAAAGGAGGAGCTGTTTTAAGAAGAAGAATTGTTTTTCCTTTTTCGTCTACAGCTTGATACTTTGTATAATACTTTCCTTCTTTTACAAAGAAACTTTCTTTGACTTCAGGATAGTTTTCTTTAATAGGAATAAACAAACCTTTTAAATCTTTATCCTCATTGGGGGATTCATGATACATTCTCCAAGCATATCCAAGAATTAATCCTACAAGAAAGAGTAAGACAAAAATAACAACTTGTTCATAAAAGTCTAATTCTTTGTGCATTATTCCTCCCCTATTAGCTTAGTTAAAGAAATACCCATTCCTGTCTTCTTGAGGTGACTTGGAAGTATTTTTCTGCCTCCAATTACAACCAACTTTTCTACCCATAACGACCCCTTTTTATTGATTGATACTCTTATTGTTGTTACATCTTTTTGAATCATTACCTCATTAGGGTCTTTAAACCAGATGCTTCCGATAAACCTGTCTCCATCCTTATACTCTACATACACCTCCAAACCCCAATATTCTGTTTCATCACCCTTTGTAATTATTCCATATACTTTCATTTTATTTTTCTCCTAATTTGAAGAGGAGAGACACTTTTATGTATCTCTCCTCTTATGTCTTTACACAAAAACAGTCCTAACCTCCATACATCTTCTTGTAGAGAGCATCTACTTCACTATCCGAAACTGTGATTCCAGCAGCTCTTGCCTTTTGGAGCATGAGGATGTCTCTCAGCCTTCTCTTCCTCGAGTTGACTTGCTGAGCAGCTTTATGCTTTGGGTCATTCTTCATCTTTTCTCTATATTCCTTTTCTCTTTCCAGTCTCTTTAAAGCTCTTTCCAACTGCTCTTGTGTAACTCCTTTAGGAATCTTCAGCTCTGCCATTTCTTGTCACCTCCTTTCTTTTCTTTCTTCTTCAAAAGAAGAAAGAAGAAGTTTAATGAGACCTTTTATTTCTAAAAGAAGCCTCTTAATATCTTTTAACTCCTGTCCAAAAGATGTAAAGTTTTTTTGCTTTAGAGAAAGTTCCAACTCCTTAAGCCTCAACCTTCTTTCTTTAAGGTTAAGAGATTCTTCTCCTGTAATCCTTTCCTTAAGAAGTTTTTTTGCAATATATTTAGGATTGTTTCTATGAGAGAAGAGAGCTTGAAAGTCTCTTCTTTCCTCTAACCTATCTAAAGTTACTCCTTCAGGAAGTTGATTTGTTTCTATAATTTCTTCAAGTTCATGAAGAGTAAGGTCTAAAATGGATTTCTTTTTTTCTTTTTCTTCTTCAAAATTTTTCATATTTAGACTTTCAAAAACTATTCAAATTTCCATTTTAATTTTGAATAAGTATAAAACTATTCATCTTTAAAAATCTTTAAAATTTTTGTTTTTAAACAATAAAATATTTTAAGAAAATTTTTTTAAAAAATCAAGTTCAATTTTCTTTTAAAAATCAAATATTTATAATTCAATCTTTTTAAAGAAATCTTTTAAACTTTTATGAATATACAAATGACAAGAATGACATAACCACTTAACCTCTACCTTTTTAGCAAGAGGATTAAGAGGATGCATTTCTAACCTCTTAACTTTTTGACATATAAAACATTTTTGCACCTTTTTCAAAGGTGTAAACCTCTTTTTAAGAGAAACTTCTTCTCTTTGAAGAAAGAGTCTTCCTTTAGGAGAGGAGAAGAGTGCATATGTTTCTTTACACTTTTCTAAAACCCTTCTTCTCCTCTCCAGTTTTTTCATCTTCATTTAAGGAAGACAGGAGATACGACCTTCCTCTCTCCACAAATGAAGTCCAACAAGTTGTCACTATGCACGGCTTCTTCCGCATACATCTCCGCAATATTCAACATGTTTGTCCCTATAAAGAGAAGAGCATTGGAGATGAAGTAGTCTCTTGCTCCCTTTAACTTGTCAACAAGTCTGGCATTTGGGATAGTTTGTTTTAGTGCCATCCTCCAAAGAGTCTTTCTTTGCATAATCATTTTTTCACCTCCTTCCTTTTAGGAGAGACAAAAGAGCAAGTTTCTCCCCATATCCAGTCACTTTAAGAAGATGGTCAGGAAGTATTTCTCTTTCTCCTTCTTCAATAACTAACTTATCCAACCAAAGAGCAGCTTTTCCTGTAACTTGCACTCTTATTTCACTTATATACCCTTCAACTTTTACTTCTTTAAGGTCTTTAAACCAGATAGTCCCAATATACTTGTTAGAAGTTCCTCTTTCATCCCCTTGATATATTTCTATACCTTGAGTTTTTCTTTCTTCGTCCTTTCTAACTACTCCATATATCATCTTACATTACCTCCTTTCTCTAAAAATATCAAAGATTTGTTCAAAGAGGTCCTCAAAGTATATATGCAACCTATAACAAGTTTCATTTATACTTTCTTCAACCTCATCACTTAACTCCACCAACTCTTCTCTTACATGTTCATTTTTTGTCTTTTCAGAAACCTCTTCTATTCCTCCTAATACCTCTTCTTTCAACTCCTTAAACACCTCCTTCAACTTGTCTTCATAAACATACCCATATCCAATTAAACAACCATGCAAACAAGCTTTTCCTCCACATTTCTCCACTTAAATCACCTCCTTTCTTCAAAACCTCCTCAATTTTCTTTATTCTTTTTTGTGCCACCTCCTTATTTCATTTTTAGTCTTTTTCAATTTCAAGACTCTAACCCAAAAGAGACGAAAGAGAAAGTTTCTTTCCTACTCCAAATTTAAGAAGATGGTCAGGAAGTATCTCTCCAACCTCTTCTTCCTTTTCCTCAATAATTAATTTATTCAACCAAAGAGTAGCCTTTCCTACAACTTGCACTCTTATTCCATTTATATACCCTTGAACTTCTACCTCTTTAGGGTCTTCAAACCAAACAACTCCAATATATTCATCCTCATCTTTTTCATCTCTTTCATCTAACTGATATACTTCTATACCTTGAGCCTCTTCTCTTTTACCCCTTTCAACTACTCCATACACCACCTAAATCACCTCCCTTCTTTGTTATGCACTTCAGTGTGCACACTTTGGCTTGAAAATTTTTTTCTAACAAGTTTTTCTAAAATTATAATTTTAGTTCTTAACTTATTGATTTTATTAAGAAAAACAAAAATTAAAAATTCTTCCAAAAATTTTTTCAAAAATTGAGATATATATATTTATTTTTTATGTGATTTTTTAAATGTATATAATATATACATTCAAAACTCAATTTTCAAAAAAATTTCTTTAAGAATTTTTAATTTTTTGTTTCTTTAATAAAATCAAATACTTATAAAGCCAAAAATTAAACTCTTAATTTTTTGGAAGAAAAAAATTTTCAATTGCAACTATGCTCTTGCATTTTTCTATATGTAAAATAACAAGAGGGAGGTCTATCTTGCATAAACCTCCCCTTCACATTACTTGCCTCCATATCTCTTTCTATACTCTTCTTCCACTTCCTTATCACTCACATCTATTCCTTTTTGTCTTGCCTTTTTAATCAATAACTCCTCTCTTATTTTTTCTTCTTCTTCTTTTGTTTCTTCATAATAATGGCAAACATTACATGGCCATCCATTGCAATCTACTACTTCTCTCATTGCACATTCCTTTTTCTTCATTTTTATCTCCTTTCTTTCTCATTTTCTACTTACATTATACCAAAAAAAATTTTCTTTTTCAAGAAAAAATTTTCCCCTTTTCAATTCTTTATAAACCTACAATTATCAATAGTTTATAAAGAAAATTTTTCAAATCCCCAAAATGGAGATTTTGAAAAGCAGAAGGTCTCCCCTCCCTCTCCCCAAAATTTTTCAACATAATGTTTGATTTGAACCTTATTCTCCTCTTGTCATCTAAAGATAACTTTGTTATAATCAAAATGAAGATGAAAGATGAAATAGAAAAAGTCCCCAAACTATCTTCCAAGACTCAACTTGCTCTTAGGTTGTATGCAATAGGTGTAGAAGGTAAAGAGGCCGCAAGAAGGGCGAATATTCACCCACAAACTTTATATAAGGCTGTTTCAACTCCTTCTGGGAAGAAGTATTTGGAAGAAGTTGACAGGCTTATAGAAGAAGAATTTATGAGGCTACATAACAAAGTTGTAACAACCTTAAGAGAAGGATTAGACCATCCAGACCCTTCTACAAAATTAGCTTCTGCAAATCTTTGGCTTAAATATTCTGGGAGGTATACTCAAAAAGCTAAAATACAAGTAAGTGCTGAAGATGTAGTTAAGCAGCTTATTTCTTCTTCCAACAAAGTTGAAGGTAGGAACGAAATTGTAGTTCAAAGCAGTTCTGTTGAAGAAGATGAATAATGAAGACGAAAAAATTAGGCAAGTTATTGAGACTCTTTTTGTTATTCAAAACAAAAGAGGAGAATTTGTCCCATTCATTCTCAACAATATCCAAAAAATTGTTCTCTCCTCCATTTGTTCTTTTCCAAGAACCACCATCCTAAAATTTCGACAAGGAGGAGTTACAAGCATTGTTATGGCCTATTTTCTTGTAAAATGTCTTAGTTCAAGTGTAAGATGTGTTATGCTTGCTCATGACAAAGACCATACAGAAAAACTTCTCTTTAGGGCACAACTTATGTTAAAACATTTAAGAGGTCCAAAAGCTATGGTCTCAAGGTTAAATGAGGAAGAAATCGTCTTCCCTAAAACAGATTCAACCTTCTATATAGGAACTGCAGGTTCTAAACAATTTGGAAGGTCTGATACTATAACCCACTTGCATTGTTCTGAACTTGCTTTCTGGAAAGACCCTCAAGAACTTGTTTCTGGATTATATCAAGCTGTTCCACATGATAGTGGAAAAGTTGTAGAGGAAACTACAGGAAATGGATGGGGCTCTTGGCATCATAGAAGGTGGGTAAATGCTAAACAAGGAAAAGGAAGGTTGCATACTCTTTTTCTTCCTTGGAACCTTAACCAAGAATATAGGTCAAAAAATCCTCTTCTCTATCCTCTTACAGAAGAAGAAACCTTCCTTCAAATCCAACATAATCTTGATGAAGAACAAATTCAATGGAGAAGAGAAAAGATTGAAGAATTTGAAGGAGACGAAACAAGATTCAAACAAGAATATCCTCTTACAGAAGATGAAGCCTTTAGACTTACAGGAGGTTCCATATTCCCCAATCTTCAAGTTGTTGCAGACCCAAGATGGAAGCAAAATAGGTTAGAAGGTCATCCTTCTTCAAAATACACTTATATAATAGGAGCAGATGTTTCAGGAGGAACAGGTAATGACTATTCCTCTATCCAAGTTCTTTGTTTGGAACATCTTGAGCAAGTATATGTCTACAAAACCAATACCCTTGACCCTCTTTCTTTTGCAGAACTTCTTGTTAAAGTAGGTAAAGAATTTCATGAAGCCTACATAAATGTAGAATCTAACCAACATGGACTTTCAGTTCTTGCTTTTCTAAAAAGGGTGTATCCTCCTCACAAACTCTACAGAAGAAAGCTCTCCTCTTCTCTCTTTTCCATTCCAGGACAGGAATATGGATTCAGAACTCTAAAAACTACCAAGCCCTATCTTGTCAATATTGCTCAGAACCTTATAAAACAAGGACTTATTATCCATGACTTAGAAACCTGTGAAGAGTTAAAAGGTTTTGTAGAAAGTGAAGAAGGAAGGCTGGAAGGGACAACAAAACATGACGACAATGCCATTGCTCTTATGCTTGCTTGCTTGTGGGTGGTTAGGTTAAGTCCTTTTCATGCATCTTCTTCTATTTCATCTTCTTTGGACGATAGTTCAAAGGAAAAAAAGTTTGTCATAAAATTTGAAGATATTTTCAAAGAAAAAAAGAAAGGTCTCCTTGGCGACCAACTAAATAAAGGAGAAAGATATGGCGAGTATTCTCTTCGTATCTAAAGGAGGAGATGGTTATGGGCTTGCAACAAGACTTGCACAAGAAGGACATCTTGTTAGGTTCTACATCTATGATAAAGAGATTAAAGGTGCAGGAGAGGGGTTCAAGAATCCCAGGCTCATTTCCTCTCTTACAGGAGCCTCTTTGGATGGAATCGACCTTATTGTTTTCGACATGGTTGGACTTGGACACATTGCAGAAGTCTTGGCAAAGAGAGGAAAATTGGTTCTTGGTGGAGGGAGGTTCATGGACCTTATAGAATTGGATAGGAGTTATGGGCAGAAGGTTGCTGCTCTTTCTTCTCTTAAAATTCCTCCTACACATAAATTCCAAACTTCTGAAGAAGGCTTGAGATTCCTTGAAAAAGTTCAAAAACCTTATGTCCTTAAACCTCTTGGTAACAAGCCTACCAACCTAACACTTGTCTCCAAAACTTCTGGAAATGAACTCCTTAAAGACTTTCTCTCTTCTAAAGAAGAGGCTAAAGAGATTGGTAGTTTTCTTCTTCAAGAAAAAATTGAAGGCATAGAAATCTCTACAGAAGGTTGGTTTAATGGTAAAAACTTTATAGCCTTCAACCATACTATTGAAAGAAAGAGATTTATGGAAGGAAATAAAGGACCAAATACAGGTTGTATGGGCAATATTGTTTGGACCTGCGAAGAAGATAAACTTGTCAAGTATGCACTTCTTCCTCTTACCTCTTTCTTAAAAAGGCAAAATTACATAGGTCCTCTTGATGTCAATTGCATTGTTACTCCTCAAGAGGCCTATTTTCTTGAATTTACAGCCAGATTTGGATATGATGCCATTTATGCCCTTTTAGAGCTCTTGAAAGGTTCCCTTTTTGACCTCCTTTTTGGATGTGCCACAGGAACCTCTCTTCCTTCTTTTAAACCCTATTATGGTATAGGAGTTCGTCTATCTCTTGCACCTTACCCTCTTGGAGAAGTTGAAGATTTCAAACCTTTTAAAGGTTTGAGAGTTGTAGAGATTCCTGAAGAAGCTAAAAAGCATGTATGGCTACATGATGTTATGCTAAAAGATAATGAAGTAGTTCTTTCAGGAACAGGAGGTGCTTTTGCTTGTGTAACAGCATGGGGAGAGAATATAAGAGAGTGTAGGAGAAGAGTGTATAGAACCATTTCCAATATTTCTTTAACAAATGATATTCAATATAGAGAAGACATTGGAGCTGATAAAGAGGAAGAACAAATTGAAGAACTTAGAGGCTTAGGATGGATATCTTGAGTTTAAGACAAAGACTTTTACAAGACCTTCTTCATTTATTTGTTGTCAAACTCATTCATGAAGAAGAATATAACAAAAGACTTATCCAAGCAAAAATGCGCTCTATAGGCTGGAAAATTTACAACTAACTAAAATGCCTCTAAAACCTTATATAGAAGACTTTGTAGAAGAATATCTCAAGCCCTTTAAAGAAGCTTGGGAAGAGGAACAAGCCCTAAGAAAGTTTAGGAAAAAGTATACAGACACATGGGCTCCTGAAGGTGAAGGCTTAAGAAGGATAAAGGCTGAAGAGAT